GGCATATTTAAAAACACTAAGCAATGCTACCAGAGGGGTGGTGAGATTCCTGTGAGATATGATACACCAGTATTTTTTGTTACTAACGGTACAAAAACATATGATCCTGATAAAGGCTCCTGGTCACTATCTAATCCTTCGGAATCAAAACAGTGGGCAAATATAACTAATATGGGAGCTCAACGGCAGCAGGAAGTATTTGGTGATGTAAAGTCACTCAGACGTGTTATTCGTCTGCAAAGGGCTTATATGAGCAAATATGACTATATACGTATAGGTAATAATAAATTCCATATTGACACTGAGCATTTACCTATAGACAAACAAAGTTTGGTGGTGATTCAGGATGGCTAGTTCTGTAAAAATCGTAGGTCTAGAAGCACTTCAGGCAAGACTGAAAAAGAATGTAACATTGACTGATATAAAAAAAGTGGTTCAAAAGAATGGCAGAGACTTACAAAGTAAAATGGTTAAAAATGCCGGAGAAAGCACTTTCAATAAAGGCTATTTTACAGGAGCTTTAAAACAAGATATTGCAGGAAGTGGCTATAAAGAATCTGACGGCGGTCTAACTGTTACAGTTGGGGCAACAAAAGATTATGGTCCTTATCTTGAATATGGAACTCGCTTTATGGATAAAGAACAATTTGCAAAACCATCTTTGGATGAAATAGAGCCACACTTTAAAGCAGATTTAAAGAAGCTGGTGACCTAATGAAGACGGTAGAACAAGCAATACATGATTATATATGGAAATCTTTGGCAACATCTATGCCCGTATATGAAAAAAGGCCATTGACTGAAGTGGCATATCCATTTGCAGATTTTGATGATTCAAATACTAATTTTGAAGAAACTAAGTCTGGGACTTTAGCTCAGGTATCAATAATAATAAATATTTGGGATACTGAAGATAACCGACAAAACGTATCAGAAAAAAGCTATGAATTAATTAAATCATGCCAAACAAATACTATGTATGGATATCCAACATCACTAAGGTTAAGCAATACAAGCATAAACATTACACAGGACAGAACTGTAACACCGCCAATTTGGCGGGGAATGATAACAATGATATTTGATATTTAATGGAGGTAAGATTATGGCAGTTGTAAAAGGTAAAAGAATAATTTATCTGTATCGTCTACTCTCGGAACAGAAGACGGCTGCTCTCGGTCTGGCATATACCACTGAGAATAGTACAAGTATGTCCAGAGACAGCGATACAGTATCAACAAAAGATGGATCACTAAATGTACCCAAAGATATGAGTACAAGCATTAAGGCAACGGCTCTTTTTTCGAGCGAAGGTTCAGCGGCAATAGGTAAACTCAAAACAGCCATTAAAAATGCTGAGCTTGTAGAAGTATGGGAAGTTAATCTTGATGCACCAGGAACAGATACCAATGCCGGAAAATATGAGTCGACATACTATCAGGCTTATGTATCGAGCTATGAGTTGACATCTAACAGTGAAGATCATGCAGAAGCAGCGATTGAGTTTAATGTTAATGGCGAGGGTGTAGATGGTTATGCAACTGTATCTGATACACAAAAGGCAATAGCCGATCTTGTATTTAAAGATACGACAGCAACAACAACTTAAGTGACAAAAATGGGGGAGGGAAACCTCCCCTAAATTATTATCAGAGGAGAACTAATATGGAATTAGAAATTAATGGAAAAATTTATACTTTTACTGCAGGGATGGGATTCCTTAGAGAAATTAATAAAACAGTTGCTACAAAAGTAGAAGGTATAGCTCAGAATGTTGGTCTACGTGTAACTGTGGCCAACCTAATTGATGGCAATGTGGAAGCACTTGCAACTGTATTGCAAACAGCCAATAAAGGTAATAATCCAAGATTAACAAGTGCTGAATTAGATAAATATCTAGAAAACCCTGAAACAGACATTAATGGGCTTTTTGATCAGGTGCTTGATTTTTTATCGACAGCAAATGTTACAAAGAAAACAGTCCAGATGATCCAGGATGCAGTGGAAGAAAAGCAGAAAGCATAAGTATTGAAGAACAATACGAGCAGATAGCAATTGACTGTTTTAGATATTTTGATTTTAAATCGTTTGATCAAGTCGATATGCTCACCATTTCACAATATGAACTGATGAAAAAAGCATATAACTTAAAAATGGTGGATAAGGAATTATGGCTGCATCTTCAGGCTTATGAAAATTTTAGAGCTCAAGCTACTAAACAGATTGGGAAAAGAACAGTACCTATTTATCCCGAATTCAAAGATTTTTATAACTATGAGGAAAAGCTAAATCGAGTTAAAGACGGCGAAGTACCAAAAGTTAAAACTAATAAATTAGGAGATCTTCTGAGAAAGGAGGAAGAACATGGGTAATTATTCTGTTAAAGCGGTCCTATCGGCTGTAGATAGTGGCTTTACAAGTACTATAAAAGGAGCATTAAGCACTCTCGGATCTTTTGGATCAGCGATAAAAAGTGGCCTTGGCTTTGGCTTTTTAACAGGAATAGGACAGCAAGCTTTTTCAACCATATCCTCCGGGCTTAGTTCGCTTGGCAGTGAAGCTCTTAACAGTTCCGATAGTATGGCAAAATTACAACAAGCACTGAGATTCTCCGGTAAATCTGAAGATGAAATTAATAGAATTGCTGGTAGCACAGGAACTCTGAAGACTTATGCAGACAAAACAGTTTTTGAATTACAAGATGTAATGTCAACTTTTGGCGCATTATCAGCCAATGGAATAGAAAACGCAGACCAAATGACTGAGGCAGTTGGTAATGCAGTAGCAGTATTTGGTGGCGGTGCAACAGAGTTCCAAGGCGTTGGACTGGCATTTTCTCAGGCCATGGCTTCAGGAGCACTACATGCTCAAGACTGGAATCAGATTATTTCAGCAAGTCCACAGCTTGCTGGTGGCTTAAGAAAAGAACTCGTAAAAATTACCGGAATTGCAGATGGTGATTTTAAAGATGCCATGGAAAAAGGCAAAATATCCGCTAATGATTTAGCCACAGCCATGAATAATATTGGTATGACTGATATGGCTAAAGAAGCCGCAACATCAACGACAACACTTGAAGGTGCAATGGGAAATCTTAAATCTACAGTTTCAAGTGGAATCATGGGCCTTTATAATACTTTTGCAAAGTCAAAACTTATAGATGTAGTCAATAATCTGAACACAAAAATTGGAAATGCTTTTGGTAAAATGGAAGAAATAATACAAAAAGTCATTGATAAAGTAAAACCATATATAGATATCTTAAAGCAAGCTTTTCAAATACTTGCACCTGCAATCAAAAGTGCAGTTAATGATGCTGTATCAAGCATTAGCGACTTTGCAGGAAGTGAAAGTACACTAAATGGTTTTGCGACAGTTGTTGGATCAGCAGTAGGGCTCATAAAAGATACATTAACGGCATTAAAGCCATACATCACAGCTACTATTACAGCATTTAAAACAATTGCGCCGGCTGTATTTAAAGCCATTAATGCTATTAACAAATCGATTGTTAAAGTTCTTTCAGGTGAAAAAGCATATAAGGCGTTTACAACTGTATTAAATATTGTTGCTAAAGTAATAACCACAGTAAGCGGATTTATTGAAGAACATGCAGATATAATAGGAAAATTAATTGCATTACTTCCAGTTCTTATAATTGCATTTAAAGGACTATCCTTTATTTCTTCAATCGGAAGTATATTCGGAAGTGTAGGAGGTGCCGCCGGAAAGCTCGGAGGTACGTTACAAAGCTTTGGATCAACTGCTCTTGCTGTTGGAGCATCGGTTTTGATAATATCTTATGCATTTAAACTTTTAACGGCTACAGCTATACAATTAGCAACAGCGGGCCCATTGGTAATAGGTGTAATGGCTGGGTTAGTGGTATCTATAGCGGCACTTCTTATAATTGCAGGAGCAATAGGTCCAAAACTAAAAGATAGTGCAGTAGGGTTCTTGGCTTTAGGAGCTGCAATTGCTCTAATAGCTGGAAGTTTTGCACTTATGGCATTGATGTCAATGCAACTTGCATCAGCTGGCCCGATAGCAATTGGTGTAATGGCAGGAATGGTTATTGCTTTAGGTGCTCTGATGATAATAGCCGCAAAATGTGGAGCAGAACTCACGGTGGGTGCTGTTGGTCTTCTTGCCTTTGGAGCGGCTGTAGTCTTAGTAGCTGCTGGGTTTGCATTGATGGCATATACAGCTATACAATTAGCAGCAGCGGGGCCTTCAGCAACAAAAGCCATGGCGGAATTAGTTATTGCTTTAGCTGGACTTATGGCTTTAGCAGCTGTACTTGGTCCATTATTGACAGCTGGTGCTGTTGGATTTATAGCATTTGGAGTTGCAATAACACTTGTTGGTGTAGGGGCTTTGCTTGCTGCTGCAGCACTTTCAATTGTTGCTGCTGTGTTACCGTCTATAATATCAAACGGTGCTGCTGGAGCAACAGCCATAATGACTATATCAACTGCTATGATGGATTTTGCAGGTAGTGCAGCGCTAGCGGGTGCTGCCGCATTGGTTTTAGGAGCAGGATTAATAGTGGCTGCTGCTGGAGCATTATTATTTGGCGTGGCAACAACATTAATTGGGACAGGAATGCTAATTGCTTCTGCAGGAATAATGGCACTCAATCTTATGCTGCCAATTTTGCTGATTGAGTTAAAGACTTGTACCCCTATAATAGAACAGGCAACTGCGGTTTTAATTCCATTCTCAGGAAGTGCAGCTGCGGCAGGTGCATCAGCATTAATATTGGGTGCTGGATTCTTAGTGGCTTCTGTTGGAGCTCTTGCATTTGGCGCTGGCATGATACTTATAGGGACAGGATCAATAATGGCCAGTACAGGACTTACAATAATGGCTACAATGCTTCCGCTGATTACGGCATCTTGTATATCAAGTGCATCAGCAATTATAACTTTAGTCGGAGCAATCACACCATTTGCAGCCAGTGCTTTAGCTGCTGGAGGTTCGGCAACAGCACTAGGAGCGGGACTACTTGTGGCAGATGCCGGCGCGCTTGTTTTTGGAGCAGCTTTATTAATTGTTGATGCCGGTATTATTGTGTTGGATGCCGGAATAATTTTACTATCAGCATCACTAGCAATGTTAAGTGGTGCATGTGCATTAGCATCCAGAGCATTTCCCATGATGTCAGCAGCAGCAATGA